TGGCCGGCCTCAAGGTGGTGCTCGAGGCCAAGGAGGCGCAGCTCACCGACGCAAACAGCAAAATGGAATCCGCAATGCTGATGCGCGACCAGGCAACCGCCGATCGTTGCAAATGGGAGAGCCTGTTCTGCTCGATCCAGGCGCAGCTCCGCGCCTTCAAGGTGCCGGCCGAGCCGCTGGTGACCGAAGCCGAATGAAATGCACCCTATGACCACGAGCGCGCTGATCGGCGGCGCCGTCACGGTGGCGATCGCCGCAACATTTGCGCTCAGCCGCGGGCCGCTGCCGGTGCATCAGTTGCGCGATAAACCGTTCAACGACACATTGCATGAAGATCTCGCCACGCTGGCTGCAGCGTCGGAACGGATCGAAGCATTGAACAAGCCGAAGGTCGTGCAGACCGAAAGCATCAGGCCCATCGAGCCCGATCCGTTGATGGTGGCGCTGTCCGAGCCGGCGATGGCACCGCCGCCAAGTCGCAAAGCCGAAAGCGATGTCTGCGCCCGGCACGGGCTGAGAAAGATCATAACCAATAGCGGAAGGTCTTGGCGGTGCCGGAAATGAATCCTCAACCACGCTGGACCCCGGAACGCGAAGCCCGCCTGCGCGAGTTCTGGCCGCAGCAAAACCTGCCGCTGAAGATCATCGCGCAGGAGATGGGCGTCAGCGTTGCCGCCATCTCGATCCAGGCGCGCGCCATCGGCCTGACCAGCCGCTACGCGGTCAAGCGCAACGCCGTCGACACCGCCACCGTGCTGGCGGCGTGTCATTTCAATGCCAATGACCACAACTATCTGGCCGACGCCGCAAACGTCAGAAACCTCCCGGTGCGGAAACTGGTCAGGGCGCTGATGAAGGCCATCGTCCGCGACAAGATGATCAACGCCATCCTTGATGACATGCCAGCAGCGGCGGAATGAACATGCTCAAACCCGCCTTCAGTCGTATTGCCATAATGGAAACGGGGCGGTAGGTCCATGACCGCCAGGGCGATTTGCACCGAGGCCCAGATCCGGCGCGCCATCAAGGCGGCGCGCAAGGAGGGTCTGCCGATCGCCGGCGTGCGCCCCGATGGCACTGTGATCATCGGCGAGCCAACCGCGTCATTGGTGCCGGACCAACCCGATGACGCTTGGCTCGATCCGTCGAAGTGGAACAAGCCAGGGACAACATGAAGATAAAGCTGTCTTATATTTTCAAAGACAAAGATCGCCACGGTAATGAGCGCACGTATGTGCGCCGCTATCGCAACGGCCGCAAAGTAAGAATCAAAGAGCCGCCGGATACCATCGCCTTCATGCTTGGTTATCAGGCCGCGCTTGCTGCGCTTGAGCAGCCGCACGAACATGCGCGGATCAATGGCCGCACCATCACACCCGGATCGCTCGGCGCGCTTGCCGCAAAATACTTCGACAGCAAGGAATTCACCGGCCTCGATCGCAAGTCGAAAATGAACCGGCGCAACATCATCGAGAGTTGCCTGCGGGAAAAGCTTGTTGAGAACAGCCCGCTCGGCGACTTGAATGCCAAGCTGTTCAACGCGAGCCATATGAAATGGCTGCTCGACGCCAAGGCCGACACGCCCGGCGCGGCGAACAACCGCCGCAAATATATCTCGTCAATGCTGGGCTGGGCGGTCCAGCAGTTGCCGCCGCTGGTCAATCGCAACGTCGCGCGCGACGTCAAGAAACCGAAACCAATGAACGGCGGCACCGGCTATTACACCTGGACCGACGAAGACGTCGCCAAGTTCGAGGCTTGTTACCCAATCGGCACCAGGGAGCGGCTGGCAATGGCGCTCATGCTGTTCACCGGGCTGCGGCGGCAGGACGCGATCCGGCTTGGCCCGTCGCATGTGCGCAATGGCAACATCGAAATCGTGGTGCTGAAAACCAAGGACAAGGCGCCGACAAAATCCGTCAAGCCGCTGCTGCCGGAGCTGGCCGCGATCATCGCCGCGACGCCGACCGTTGGCCTGAAGACCTATCTGGTGAATGCTCTAGGCCAACCGTTCCTGCCCAACAGTTTCGGCAACTGGTTCAAAAAGGTTTGCGCCAGAGCCGGGCTGGACGAATGCACCCCGCACGGCTTGCGCAAGGCCGCCGCCTGTCGGGTCGCGTTGGCGGGCCATAGCGATCAGGAGTTGATGTCGCTGTTCGATTGGTTGTCGCCGATGATGGCAACGCACTACACCAAGATGGCCGACAAGACCCGCATGACGCAGAAGACGATTCAGGCGTTGGCGCGCAACTGATAAAGGGAAAAATTGAAGCCGCTCGCCACACAACAAACGGCGAACAAACCATGCCTGGATGTGACCCACCGAAAGTGACCCACCGAAATAAAGCGAGTAAGATCAGTCTGTTAAGGCATGGATGGCAGGACATATAGTCCTACAATTATCTAGACAATAGAAATGCTTAGCCTAGGTGGGTCACATTAATAGCCCTCAATTTATATGGGAAAACCGACATCAGTGACCCACCTTTTTTACAACGCTGGTCATGGCCCGAACGGCATGAGCCGATAGGTCGTCCAGCCGAGTGCGCCGGAAATCCAAACCACAATAGCAATGATCACCAACAGGGCGACGATCACCTGGCCGATCTTATAAACCGCCGGGTCTATGCCGACGCCGAACCACCGCAAAACCCAAACGATCACCGCCGCGACCAGCAGGATGAAGGCGCAGTGCAGTAGCAGATACAAAAACGAGATCAGCAGATTCATGGCTTGGTCCTCCTCATCCTGTTGGCTGATCTACCCGCTGCGGCATCGCATCGCCGAGCGGTTTGATGATCTTGTCCGGCTTGCCGTCATAGTCCTCGTCGGGGATATTTTGAAACAACAGCGACTCGCTCGCGCGTCGGCGGACCAGGCCATCGAGCTTTTTGCCGTTCGCCTTGCACCACTTGTGAAACTCAAGAGCCGCCGCATCGAAGTCTTGGGCGTTGACCTTTTTGAGAAGGGTTGAGCCGGCCAACGCACCGGCGCCGCAGTTGTAGGTGAAGCTGGTCAACGCATCGAACTGCCACGGCATGAGCTTCACCTTGACCAGCCGCTTCACATGCGCCTCGAACTCGACCATGTCGTGAAGGAAGGCAGCATCGCATTGCGCCTGTGTCCAGATCAGGCCCGACGCGATCTTGTGGCCGTGCTCGGTGGTCGTCCCCCAGCCGATCGTCCAGACCCCTGCCGGGCACTTGTAGGACGTAAAACGGTCTGGCCCGCTTTTTTTCATGCAGGACTCGAAGTGCTTTACGAGGTTTGCGCCGGATGGCGACAGCGACAGGTCTTCGTTTGACATCATCCCACCAATGCGGGCCGGCGGTGCGCGTGGGTCATGTCTTGTCCTCCGCTGGCGGCCGCCGCTCGGGTGCCGGCACGATGCACTGGCTCAGGAGCTTCTGCGTCTCCTTTTGGATGTCGATGAATAGCGCGACGTTGGCGCTGCGCTGCGCGTCGAATAGCGAGCTCTGGTAATAGACCAGTAGGATCAGCGCGAAGCTGATGACCGCGAGCGCGAGCGCCAGCGGCTGCTTGGCCATTGCGGTGATAAATTCGGACATGGCTTTGCCGGTGAGCTCGATTGGTCCGGCCATGCTGGCCTCCTATCGCGGTGGGGTAACGCTCGGATTGATGCTCAAGTTGCGCGTCATGATGTCGGTCATCTTGTCGAGCCGCGCCTTGTTGGCGTCGGTTTCTTTTTCGGTGACGGTCAGCCGATTGTTGATCTCGGCCAGGTGTGAGCTGCCGCGCGTTTCCAGCGTGGCGACACGCGACTCCAGCTTGACCATGTATGCTGTCATCGACAGCACCGCGGCGCCGATGCCGATCGCCTGCGCCAGCAGGAAATACAGCAGCGTCGAATTTTCCCGCAGCCACGACTTGGCTTGCTCGACCATCATCGCCCGGCCTTCATCTTGTTGGCGAGGAAGTCGCCGAGCGTCAGCGGCGGCTGGCCCTCGATCGCGCGCAGCCGATTTTCGTGATCGAACAGCACAACATCTTCGGGTGCTGGTGGCGGCGACGGCGACGGCACATAGGGATCGGGAACGCCGCCAACAGCGAGCCATTCCTGATATATCAACCAATCCAGGTTGGCAGCAGCATCAGGCACGTATGCGCTGTCGGCTGTACGAATAACGCCAGTGCTAGACGTGAGACGATAATCGGCCATCACAGCCTCGCATTCGCAAGCCAGCTAACCAGATAAGCAACGGAACCCGCCGTTGTGGCATGCGCGCAATCAAATCCATATGCTCTGACCACATCCACAGAAATCGCTTGAGGCCCCGAGCCATCGACATATCCATACGCATTCAATGTAGGAGCAGTGCGCATATCAACCTGGAATTCTTTCCAGTCACAACGATAGATATCGTTCACACATCTCGGAAATAGAAATGCGCTAAGGCTTTGCTGCCCCTGCCAGTATCGTTTGCACCTGACAAGCTCATCTTGAATTGGTGGCAGTTGAAACGCCGGTGCAACACTGCCTTCGGTGAGGCTCACGTCGAACAATTCAAAAACGGTGCCTGCGGTGCCTATGAAATTGATCTGACTTGCGCCTGCATAAATAGCACCGGCCTGCCACGCATTGACTGTCCCGCGTCCGCTGGCCCCCGCAACCAAGGTCCAAAAGATGTACATGCCTGCACTGTTGTCGTTCAGCCACGTGCCTGTCGTGTCGAGCGCTATTGTGACCGACTTGACGACATCGGTGTTGGCCTCGCCAGCCGAGATCACATACGACGCCGGATAGCTGCGGTTCTGCGCGGCGTTCTGTATGGCGACATGATAGGTGCCGGCCGGTGCCTTGACGCCGAATTGAATTGTAATTGTCTTGGCCGCAGCAGAACCGCTACGCAAGTCTGCGGCATTTAACCCCTCGACAAAAGTCCGAATAGCCAAAATGTGCCCAGCCGCTGGTGCCGCGTCGGAGCCTGCCGCCGACAGGCGAACTCTGTTTGGCGAGCCACCCGGCGTCACCGACGCAATTTGCTGGGTTGTCGTCACCAGCGTGACAATACTAGGCATCTGAAACATATCGACCGGATGATAGCCGGACGCCGTCCCCGCCGCGCCGGACGTCTCCTGGCTGATCTGCATGCCGCCGTTGATGACGTAGTTCTTCTTGGTCACGTTGACGTTGGCGCGAGCCTGCGACTGCTGCGCGGCGGTCAGCGTCTGCGCCGCGTCGTAGCGCACCGCCTTCGCCGCGATCTCGGTCTGCACGAATTGCGTGGTCGCCAGCGAGGTATCGTTGTCGCCGGCGGTTGGCGTCGGCCCGGTTGGGTTGCCAGTAAACACCGGCGAGGCCAGCGGCGCGCGGCTGGTGTCGCTCGGGTGGACGTGGTCGCCGCGCGCAAACTGACCGGACGACCCGACTGCCGCTACGCCGTCCATGATCGGCAGTGTGGCGCTTGGCGTTGCGCCGCCCGCCGCCGTCACCGCCGCGGTGACGAATGCCGTTGTGGCGATCTGCGTGGTGTTGGTGCCGCCCGTCGCGGTCGGTGCGGTCGGCGTGCCGGTCAATGCCGGCGAGGCCAGCGGAGCCTTGAGGTCGAGCGCGGTCTGCGTGGCCGTGCTGATCGGCTTGGCGGCGTCGGTGGTGTTGTCGACGTTGCCGAGACCGACGTCGGCCTTCACCAGCGTCACCGCGCCGGTCTTGCTCGCAACGCTCTGCACCGGCGCCGCGGCCGAGGCCCGCGCGGTGGTGTGATAGAGGTTGGTGCCTTCGGCCAGGTTGGTGGTGCTGAACGCCGACAGGCTCACGTTGCCGGTGAAGGTGCCGCTGGCGTCGTTGTAGGTCCAGCTGATCCCGGTGCCGTTGACGAACAGCACGGCAATCCGATCGTCGACCCGCTCGTCGGTGTAATATTTATTGGTCGCGCCTTCCGACACCGCATCGGTCGAGCCGGGCGACGGCGAGATCTCGACATAGGCGGAGCCGGACCACCGATAGATTTTGCCGGTGTCGAGCGCGACATAGATCACACCGGCCGCGCCGGTCGCAGGGAAGCCGGCCAGGGTTGCAAATTCCAGAACGTCATCGACGTAGGCCGGCAGATAGGCGGCGGCCACCTTGGTGCTGGCGTCGAGCGGGCAATAGCCGTTGGCTGCGCCCTTGTTGGCGGTCGCTTCCTTCGCGTCGACCATCTGCTTGGTGGCGACGCCGAGCGCCACCGTCGGATCGGCCGACACCAGTAGCGGCCCGAGCGCCAGTGTCGAATTGTCCGCACCGGTCCAGCGCATGCACTCAACGCCGCTCACCGACATGCTGATGACGTTGGCGGCGGATCGGTACATCCCGGCGTTGGTTGAGTTGGAGAACGACCAGCCCGGCGCGCCGGCCGTGCCGTTCGATCCCTGCATCTGCTGCGTGCTGATCGTGACGGTCGAAGTGATCTGCAACCGCATCGTGCCGCCAGCAGCGAAATTGACTTGCGATACGTTGCCGTAAATTCCGGTGCCCGCCGTGCCGAAGGTGAATGAGCAGGCCGCCGCCGTGCCGGTCGATGGCATGACCAGCGGTCCGCTCATGGTGTCGCCAGCCTTGGCGACCTTCATCGCGTCCTGCGCATCGACATAGGCAACCGTCGCGCCGCCACCTGTAGCCGCCGCCACCGCCGCTGCAACGAACCCCGTCGTAGCGATGCTCGTATCGTTGTCACCCGGCGATGGCGTCGGTGCCGTTGGATTTCCAGTGAGCGCGGGCGAAGCCAGCGGCGCTTTCGCCGCAAGATCGGCGACCAGCCCGGTGATATCGCTCTCGGCGTGTGTGTGGACAGCCGCAGCGCGCGACGTGTCGGACGGATGCACATGATCGTCGCGCGAGAAGCGCAGCGAGGTGCCAGGCGCCGCCGTGCTGTCCATCGTCGGCGTGTTGCTGCTGGCCTGGCCCGCGTACCACGCCGTGGTGGCGATCGACGTGTCGTTATCGTTGGCCGGCGGCGTCGGCGCTCTCGGATCGCCGGTGAATATCGGCGACGCCAGATCGGCCTTCAGCGCGCCGGCATTGCTGACCGCAATCGAGACAAATTGCGTGGTCGCCAGCTTGGTCGAGCTGTCGCCGGTCAGCGGCGTCGTCGCCGTGGTCGGCGTGCCGGTGAAGCTGGGCGAGTTGAGCGGCGCCCGCGACGTGTCGGTCGGGTGTCGGTGATCCTCGCGCGAATAGGGCGTGGCGGTGCCGGGCGCCGCCGTGCCATCCATCAGCGGGTTGGCGTTGCTCGGGACGCCGCTGCCGGCCGGGCCGGGATCTCCCTGCGGGCCTTGCGGACCTGCCGGGCCTGGTGCGCCGTCTGCTCCTGCCGGGCCGGGCGGGCCTGCAGCGCCCGCCGCGCCGGCAGCGCCGGCCGGGCCTGGCGCACCGTCTGCGCCGTCTGCTCCAGTCGGGCCTGGCGGACCTGCCGGCCCTGGCGGGCCTCCAGCCGGGCCGGGCGGGCCTTGCGGGCCTGCCGGGCCTGGCGCGCCGTCTGCGCCATCGGCTCCGTCCTGGCCCCGCTCGTTGGTAATGATGACGCCGATCGCATTGTCGTTGGCCAAGACGACCGGCCGGCTGGCCGCCTGCTGGATCATGGCGGCGGTGTTGTCGACCAGCACCAGCGTGCCGTCGCTGCCTTGCTGGATGGTGACGCCGGTCGCGGTGTTGGCGACGGTGACGGTCGCGCCGCCGCCCTCGACGACGACGACGTCGGCGTCTTGCACCACCGAGATGCGGCTGGTCATCGTGTCGGGCCGGCGTTGTTTGTGAAGGTGCCCGACCAGACCTCGGTCTTGCTCTCGCCGCGGGTGAGGATCAGCGAATGCTCGAAGTCGCCGAGCCCGAGCCGCTCCAGCACCTCCTGCTTAATCAGCACGGTGAAGTATCCATTCGCCGTGTCGGTGTAGACGATCTCGCCGGTCGCGGTGGCGAGCCGCAGCAGCGCCACCTCGTCCTCGGCGCGGCGCCGCAGCATCATCTCCATGCTCGATCCGGCCAGGTCGATCGGCATCGGAAAATCGCCGCCGGTCATGTACTGAAACGTCCGATTAAAATCGGCGTCATTGCTCACCGTGATGGTGACGATCGACATGGGATCAGGCCACCCGCCGCAGCAACGGTCGGCGCGAGCTGGCCGGCGCGGTCCTCACGGCGCCAGCGAACTGCGCATCGACGTCGTCGTAGGTGAGGATGGTGCCGGCGCCGATCTCGTCGAGGCAGTCGGCCTCGGCGGTCCGGCAGAGCTGCATCAGTCCACTAAACTCGTTGAAGAGCGCGACGCACTCGACCGCGGTGAGAATGTAGTGGCTCGACCCCTGCGTGAAATCGATGATCGTTGTGGGGTCGACGCTCGCGGCGTAGGTCGCCAAGCCGCCGAGCAGCATGTAGCTCTGCCGATCGGTCCAGACCGGAATGACGCCGGAAGCGGCGGTGAAATCAAACCCGGTGTCCACCCGATTGAAGCGGCACTGGCCCGCGTACAACTTCAGCAGCTCGGGTGTCTCGGCCGGCTGCGCATAGGGCCGAGTGTCCACAAATTCGCTCGGCCTTTTCCCGGCTGGCGGTGGTGCGCCGACCTTTTCCAACGTGCTGATCGGCAGGTCATAGGGAATGATTCGCACCGCTGTGGGATAGGCGTCGAGCGGCGTGAACACCGAGGCGTCGTCGTAGTAGGCAACGACCGTGCCCGCCTGGTCGCAATACAGAAGATACATTGAAGGCCTCCGAAGTTAGTAGACGATATTCGATCCGGCATTCGCGCCAGAGGATGTGCCTGACCCCGCCGCCAAAGCTGGTGTGTACAAGTTTTTCGCCCCGCTAATTCCGCTGACGATGATGAGGCTCATGGTGAACGCGGCGGCGTCAAAGCCATCGTTGGAGATCGTGTTAGCCGGATTTGACACTCGCGCACCGCCAGCGCCGATATATGAGCTAGAGCTTGCTTGGAAGCCGTTGAGATGGTTGCCCCAGGTTTCAACGCCTTGATAGTTTGCCCGTGCTTCGGCGCATTCGCAGCCATGCTCGGCATTGTAGATCGCGGCATTGTTTTGCGTGTCGAACCATGTCCAGCCGCCGTACCAAGTCGAAAAGCCCGACCCGCCATTGGAGAACGACAAGCATACATATTGTGGCTGAAACTTTCCGCCGGCGTTGACCTTGAAGCCGCTGCCGCCGTTGCCGAGCGAGACAAGCGGGAAGCCAAGACCATAGGTCGTGAAGTTGCCGCCCTGCCCGATATAAAATCCGTCGCCAGCGAAGCCGACGACGGCGACGCCTTGATCTGCCGGACGCACATCGGTGAAGTGCTTTAACGCCAACGCGGCACCCGCCGCGCTCCAGCAGATGCCGGCGTCGTGCGGATTGCCTGCCGCGTTGCTGTTATCGCCAGTGATCAGCAGCGCGTCGAACGTGCCTAAGCACTCGCCTTGGACTTGCACATTGGTACCGCCGGTAAAATGAAGCTCGGTCGCAAACTTGTTGCGCAACATTCCCAGGTTAGCGGCGCTGTTGTTGCCGCGCGCTGTCACATCGTTGCCGGTCAATGTGTACGCTGTCGGATCGGTCGGGATTGCGGAGCGGATCGGCGCGCCATAGACGAAAATTCTGCTGTTGTTGTTGTGCTCAAACACGACGTTTTTTGTGTAGGTGTAGACCGTCGCCGCGCCGCTCGCGCCGGCGCCGCGCAATTGCAGGATCACCTTGCCGGTCGCGCCGATCTTGTAGCGCATCAAATACGCCATCGCCGCATGCAGGTCGGGGAAGTCCGGGCTGGTGCCGTGCACGGTGAACGTCACGACCGTGTCGATCAGATCGGTGAACGTGTTGGACCTGATGAATCCCTCGATGGCCTTTCGCAGTTGCTGCAGATCAGTGTTTGCCGGCGGCGCGCATGCCGTGTCCGAAAAATCCTTGTAGCCGCGCGTGTTGGCGCGGCCGATCACCTCGACCACCTCGCGCTGGTCCAGCTCGATCGATTCGGCCGGCGGGATCGAACCCATCGTGCCGGTCGACGGGTTGCCGTTGATGTATGCGGCGTTGGGATCGCTAACGCCGTAGGGCTGATTGTATTTAATCGGAGCCTCCTATTTGACTAGAGGACGCTGGCCTGTTGCCCTTTTTCACATTGCAGGGACGACAAGCTGCACGGATATTTTCAATCCAGTTTGAGCCGCCTTTGCTCAACGGGATGAAGTGATCTTCGGTCGCGCCGTTTGAGATGTCGGTGCCGCAATAGAAGCACCGGGATGCTTGGGCGATCAGCACGCGATAAAACTCGTCAGCCGTATGAGCTCCCTCCGCACCAGCCTCGCGGGCGCGCCGGTTGTTCTGATGCGCGACATTCGCTTTGCGATAGGTTTCCGTGCGCCGGTAGTTTGCTTCCCACTCCATGCGCTTGGCACGGTTCTGCTTGCGCCAGCCAGAAAACCATACGCGGGTGTATTCCCGCCGCCGGTCACGGTTCTTCTCAGCCCATTCAGCGTTATACGCGGACCTGTTGCGCGGGCTTGCTGCTTCATGCGCTGCGGTCCGTTTCAAGTGGCACGCCTTGCAACAGCAATGCAGGCCGTCAGATGCACGATTGTCCGCATAGTAGAACTCGCGTGTGCGCGGCTTCTGCTCGCCGCATGTCGAGCATGGACTGTCCAAACCCCGCCGCGCAGACATGACCTACGGCGTGCCCGCCATGTCGCCGCCTGTTGTGAGACCTGAATAATCAAAGACGATCTGCGTGTGCGCCGGCTTCCATCGGTTGATGAGGCATTCGAGATCGTCGGCGATGCCGATGCGCAGATGCGGGTCGACGCCGGTGGTGCTGCGGGTCACGCGAAACCAGGTCAGGCTCGCTTCGCCGACGTGGATGCTCCAATAGAATCGATTGGCGTCCGGCCCGAGCCCGTAGTACGGCCACTCGGATTGCTCGCCGTTTGCGACCGGCACGCCGCGCGGATTCAGGACCGGCCGATTCCAATAGGCGTTGTAGTTGATGTCGGGGTCGTCCCACTCCCGCGCCGAGCCGTTGCCGGTGACGCGATTGTCGCCGCAGCGGTCCATGCCGACGACGAAGGTCCGGTATTCGGTGATGGTGATCGGGTAGCCGGCGCCGCTGCCAAACTCGGCGGCGAGGTCAATAAAAAATTGGCGGGACTGGGCGCCGAGCATGGTCATGCGGCGGACCAGCTCGATCTGGCGATCGCCGATCGACTGCGGCGCCTCGTAGCAAGGATCCGGCAGGCCCCAGTTGCGCTCCCAGTCGTCGAGCAGGCCGTCCTGCCGCCCGTCCGGATTCCAGGCATCGGGCGGATAGCTTGAGTCGGTGGCGGCGCGCGGATCGCTCTCGCGCTCCAGTAGATCGGCGGCGCGGCTGTCGACGAAGCCCCAGAAAAGCGACAGGCCGGTGCAGGCCCGCTCCAGGGTCGAGCCGGGCTGCTTCGGCCAGGCCTGGCCCTGCGGCAGCAGGCCGAGCAGGGCCGACACATAGTCGCTGCCCGAGCGGCGCAGATGCCGGTCGCTCATGGCGAGGGCTCGTCGAACAGCAAGGTGCCGAGCACCGCCATGTAGCCCGGCGCCGGCATCGGATGGTCGTCGTCGGTGACCAGGTGGAAGCTCTGCACGCCGGGCGCGGACATGATCGCGTAGGAGACCCAGGCCGCGTAGATCGTCTGCCCTGGTGCTGCCTTCTCGTGCAGCATGGCGCGCAGGCTGTTCTCGACCTCGGCCTTCACCGCATCGGTGTCCGGCATCAGGTTGACGATGGTGACGTCGACGAACTCCTTGATCGGCGCCAGCACATAGCAGTCCTTCACCGTGACCGGCCGCATCTCGTCGATGTACTCGGCGACCGCATCGATGTCGTCCGGCGTCGGCCAGCCGTCGTCGGCGGCATGCGCCTCGTCGTCCATCAGGAAACGGATGGTGATGGTGCCAGGCCCCTGCTCGGGCCAGGCCCAGGCCCGGGTCACGCCGGGCACCGCCAGCGCCCAGGTCACATAGTTGGCCTGCGACCCGCCCATCGCCGGATTCTGGATGCGTTGCAGGACCCGCATCCGCAGATCCTCGTCGCGCTCGGTGTCGACGCCGCCGGTCAGGCTGACGATGACGGCGGTCTGGTCGACGCCGGCCAGCGTCCCGGTCAGCGCCAGAGGCTCGCCCGCGGCGAGGTTGCCGGCCTGGCCGGGATCGAGGGCGCGCACCGCAATGCTGACCGGCGAGACGCCGATCGTGCCGGCCGCGGTCGTCTCGTATTCGATGCCGGCAGTGCCGCCGCTCAGCCGCGTGAAGGCCGGGACGATCGAGCCGCTGGTGCCGGTGAAGGTGGCAAAGCCCTCGGCGAAGGTCGCCTGCTTGCGGCCCTTGGTGTCGTCGCTGTTCTTCAGCCAGATGATGCCGTGCCGGTCGAGCCACTCGGCCTCCGCGGTGTCCGGCAGCAACTGCAGGGCCAGCCAGTCGATGTATTGCAGGGTCAGATGGCAGAGAGCGCCCTGCGCGTCCGACATGACCCGCAGCACGCTGTTCGGCACGCTCGCGTCGGAGCCCGGCAGCGAGCTGGTGATATGGTCGCGCACCAGCTCGCGCACCTGTCGCAACGGCGGTGTGTCCCAAGGCATCTATCTCTCCGCGATCTCGTCCCACAGAACTTCGTAGCGAAGCTCGACCGCGAGCCGCGGCCCGCGATAGAGCCGCAGCGTTGCGCTGACGGCATTGACGCCAGTGCGTTCGGCCTCGACCTCCATGCGCGAGGCGATCCGCCGGTCGAGGAACGGCTGGACGGCATCGCGGATGTACTGCTCGACGCGCACCACCGTTGAGCCGCGCTCGGAGCCAGGTCCCTCGATCTTCGACCGCTTGAGCAGCCAGAGCTTTGTCCCGATCGGCCAGCCGCCCCAGATCTCCTGCGCCTCGAGGTCGCCCCACCAGCCGGCGCGGTCGGTGGAATCCGGGTCGGGCAGGATGTCGTCGCGGTCGGCCAGCGCATCGGTGCCCAATGCGACGATGACCGCAGTCGCCAGCGCCTGGTCGGTGTCGAGCGTCCCGTCGGCCTTGAGCAGCCAGTCGATGCCGATCTGGTATTGCGGCGGCCCGGCCGGCATCCCGTCGATCAGCGTGAAGTCGCTGGTGTCCTGGATGAGCCGGATGTCGGGCATGGTCAGGGCAGCCGCGCGTAGACGTTCTTGCTCGGGCCGTCCGTCGTCACGACCAGCGCGAACTTGTGTTTGTCCGGATCGCCGCCCAGGTAGATCTTCTTTTCCTTCATGATCACCCAGGTCTCGCCGTCGTCGAGCTTGAGGTGCTGCTCCCTGTTCATGTGCTCGGTCTTGTTCGGGCCGATCTCGTAATACTGCTTGGACTCCTTCTCGAAGCGGGCCTTCTGCCCCTGGTATTTTCCGCCGCCCGGCTGGCCCTGCGTCCGCTCGCCGCCGCCGCCGTTGGCCGGCGTCCCGGCCTGCTGCTTCGGCGCCGCGGCGCCGCTGCTCTTCTGCTCCTGCTGCTTGTCGGGCTCTGCGAGCTGCAGGCGGATCACCTTGCCGGCCAGGCCGGTCAGGAACGCACCCGCGCCCGTGAAATGAAACTGTTGCTGCAGATGATCGAACATGCCGACGTCGCCGGGCTTCAGGCCCTTGAGCCGGAAGCGGCGGTCGTCCATCACCGCGGCGACCGGGAACGAGCGGCTGCCGCCGATGAAGTTGATGATCGCCTCGGCGGCGGCGATGATCTTGCCGGCGGCGTCCCGGTCGGCCGGCATGACCACCGATGTGAAGCCGTAGTTCTGCGGCGCCTCGACCTTGCTGCGGGTCTCGCCCTTCATGAAGTTGCCGGCCATCTCCTGCATCAGCTTGGCGTCGTCGATCTTGTCGACGATCGAGCGGGCGCCGCCCGAGCTGAAGGCGCGGAGATAGGTCGCGACCGGCGTCGATCGGTGCATCAGGCGCTCCCTGTGCTGCGCGGCGGCGGCAGGCTTTCGGCCGGCGGCGCGTTGGTGGTCGAGGCCGGCGGCGCGACCGGCCCGGGCGGACGGCTCGCGGGGTCCGGCGGCACGCCGGGCTTGTTGACGTTGAAGTCGGACGCAGCCCCCATCATCCACGGCAGGACCAGCTCCAGCGTGGTCGTGGTGCCGCTCTGGTTCTGCGTGAAGGTCACGGTCTTGCAGCCCATTTCCTGGTCGAGCATCGCCATCGGGCTCTTGATGTGGACGTAGTCGCCGGCCTGCCACAGCACCCGGCCCTCGCGCAGCCAGCCCTGCACGGTGATGGTCGCCGTCACCATCGTGCCGTCGCCCCACCGCGCCTCGTTGGCCGCCCGCTTCTGCACGTCGGCCTGGCTCCAGGCCGGATGCTCGGAGAACACGAGCAGCGGGCTGTAGCGTTTCAGCGCGCCCTTGACCTTGGCCTCCAGCTCGCTGGTCTGGAGGTTGCCGTCGGTCTGCGCGCCCTGGCTGCGCACGATGAAGTCCGAGCGGGCCTCCTCGATGGTGATGATGCACTGGCAGCGCAGGATGTTCTGGCCTTCGACCAGGCCAGCCACCGACTTGGCGGCATGCTTGCCGATCAAGAGGATCGCGCCGCGATGGTCCGATCCCATAATGATCCCGAGCGGCCGGGCGATCCGCTCCAGGAACGTCCACACCGTGTCAGTCGGCTCCTTCTGGCAGCGCTCGAACGGCGTGGCGTCGAGTTCGCCGACCTTCTTGACCACGGTGCCGAACGGCTTGCAGACCTCGCGGGCGATCTGCTCGAACGGCTTGTTGTCGTAGTTGCCGTCCTTGTCGACGATCGAACCGCGGGCGGCGAGCCAGCTCGCGCCGCGCCCCGACAGGATCACGCCGTGGTTGTTGGCGTCATAGGCGGTCTGCCGCGTGGTGATCACGCCGGCCACGCCGAGCTGCCCGCCGAGATACACCGCGCACTCGTCCTGCGGCTTGAACTGCAGAAGCTCCCAGGACTTCGGCGTGTTGTCCCGCTCGACCGCCGTGAAGCGGAACAGCGTCGAGTCCTCCATGTGGCGTTGCTGCACCCAGACGTCGGTCCAGTCGTCGAAGCGGTGGCTCGCGACCACCAGCGTGGCGACCTCCTGCGGGTTTGGCATGCGGTCAGGCCGACAACGCCCTGCCGGCCGGCAGCATGAACGCCGGATGCACCACCTTGTTTTCGGCGCGCAGCTCGTCGGCGCGCGCCGCCGTGTCGTAGAGCCGATGCGATGCGAGCAGCGTCGTCAGCGGCTGCGCGAACTGGAATCGCACCAGCCGCGGCAACGGCCGCGCGGTCTCGATCAGGTGGGCCATCACGGCGGCGTGCAGCCGCACCAGCGCCAGGTAGGTCGTCGAGTCCATCACGTCAGTTGCCGCCTCCTCGATGGCGGAAAACGCCGCGTTGAGCTCGTCGCGCAGCGCCAGCACCTCCTGCCGGCTGCGGAATGCCATGTCGGCGATCACCCGCGCCTCGGCCGCCAGGTTGAGCTGGATCAGCGAATGACGGGTCAGGACGCCGCCCAGCGTCGACGCCGGCTCGGCGGTGGTCACCGCGCGGACGCCCGCGAAATTCACCCAGGTGGTCCCGGCCAGCCGCACCTTGTTGTAGCAGTCCGCCATCGGCGTGCCCGCCTGGTCAGAGCGGAGCAGCACCTCGGCGTTCGCCGTGAGATCCCCGACCGCGAGCCGGGCGGCGGCGCCCGCGCGCCCCTGCGTCGGCACCGTGCCGAGCAGCGCCGTCATGGTCCGCTGCAGGATCGGCTCGGCCTCGGCGGCATCCTCTTTTTTCAATTTGGTATTTCCTCGATCTCGATCGGGCCGATCTCGACGTTGCCGCTGGGCTTGCTGCCGTCGCCCTTGCCGTCCTGCACGTCGCCGGTCCTCGCGGTGACGTCCTTGGCCGCCTCGATCACCTTGTTGCGGCTGTCCACTTGCTCCAGCGGCGAGCGGCCCGCCTCGACGAAGGTGAGATCGAACACGCAATAGCCGCCGAGGCGCTCCTCCTCGGTGACGCGGTAGCGTGTGACCACCACTGCCATCGGCGGCAGCAGCGGCAGCTGCAGCACGCCCTGGCCCTCCTTCTCGAGCTCCTCGATCAGACGGTCGCGCGCGACCCGGTAATCGCGGCGGTAGAGATCGCCGGCGCCGGCAACGTCGCGCGGATACTGGATGCAATAGCAGCGCACCGTGAACTCGAAGGCGCGCCGGCCCATGTCCTCGGCATAGGGGATGTCCTTTTTCGGAAATTCGTGCACGACGATGCGGCGGCCGTTCTCGCGGCTGCCGGCCTCGACGTGAAAATGCGCGTTGCGGAACGCGGCGGGCTTCAGCGCCTTGCGCCAGGGGTTGTCGATCTGGGTGATGGTGCTCACCAGGCACCGCCGGCAATGCTGTCCGACGCACCGGTGCCGGCCGGCGCCATCTGGATGTTGCGGTCTATTTCCATTTGCTTGAACAGGCCGGACACGCTGCCGGTCGCCTCGGTGCCGGGCGGCCCGACCACCTTGATCTTGAGATTGCCGGTGCCGGTGACGTTGTGGTTGACCGTGCCGCCGCCAGCGCGGTCGATGGCCCCGCGGTCGATCGGCGCGCGGCGCGCAACGATCCGGTTTGGGTTTTCCCAGGTGAGCCCGACCTGGTTTGATGTGTTGCCCGAGATCATTTGGATCTTGCCGGTCTTGGGATCGATCCGTCCGGTCGCCATGCCGACGTGTCCGCCGGTCTGCCCCGGCCCGCGTCCCTGCGGGCGGACCAGCACGTCGCCCTTCTGGATGCCGCCGGTCGCCGCATTGCCCCAGTTCAGGTAGCTGTTGGCGACCATCGAGCCGGTGCCCTTGATGCCCGCTTGCTGCAACGACGATCCGACAAAGGCCGCACACCAGGCCACCCGCGCCGGGTCCATCCCGGCGCCGCCGGTCCGGAGATACTGCTGGATGTCACGCCGGTCCTTGTTTTCGTTCAGCCCCAGCTGCGTCATTGCCAGGTCAACCGCCGCACCCGGCGTGCCTGGCGTTACGGACGGGATCGCACCCGTGCCGCCGCTTCCGCCAGGCGGCGGCAGCGACGCAACACGGCCGCCACCGTCCCTGCCGGCAACGCTGTTCGGAGCGCCGGCGCCGCCGTCGCCGCCGCTGTAGCCGCCGGTGGTCAGCGAGGCCCTGGTGATGCCTGCGGCCGCACCCGCACCGGAACTGCCGCCGCCTCCGCCGGTGGTGCCAAGCATCTTGGCGAACGCGACGTTGAGGATGATCATCTGATCGGTCAGCCGGTCGGTCGCCTTGACCTCGTCGACGATCTGGTGGTCGAGCTCGTCGACGTTGTCGGTCAGCTTGATCAGCCGGACGGTGCCCTCGGTGCCGCCGCCCTGGAAACTCTGCTTCTGCGGTGTTGTCCCGTAGTAGCCTCTGAGCGCGCCCTGCAGCGCCTGCCAGGCGTTGTATGCGCCCAGAGCCTGGCCGACGCCCGGAATGGCTTGCGCCGCGCCTTGTCCGAGTGCACCTGAGACGCCCGCGCCGAGCCCGGCGCCCGGCTTGCCGCCCGCGTCTTTCTCCATCAGCTTTTTGACGGCCTCGGTGAAGCGATCCAGCGTGTCGAGCAGCGGCTTGAACTTCTCGACCAGCATCGAGCCGTAGGCGGTCTTGATCCTGTCCCAGTTGTTGGCGATCTTGCCGGTGATGCGATCATACTCGCGGGCGTTCTCCAGCATCCGCTGTTCGAGCTGTTCCTGCTCCTTCGAGGTCTGCTGGAACTGGCCGCGGACGTTCTGCAGATCGCCCACGCCGAAGATGTCGAGCCACTTCTTTTGCGCCTGCGAGCCGCGGATCGGACCGACCCCGGACTCGCGGATGCGCTCGCCGATTTCCTTGACCTTGTTGGCGAACGCTTGCGGGTTGTCGACGAGCGGCGCGAGCTCGCCCAGCAACGCGCTCATCGCCTCGCGCTGGTTGATCGGCGTCTGCGACAGGATCTCGCCGCGGAATTTCCGGTTCTCGCGGGCAAACCGCGCCATTGCTCCCGCGAGCCCGGACAGCGTGCGGTCGATCTGCTCGGCGCCGAGCCCGTTCTCCCGCATCAGCTCGGCCATCTGCTTCATCGGCGCGATGCCGAAACCGGTCTGGTTCTGCAGCTGGCCCCAGCGCCGCATCGTGTCGGCGAACTCCGACATCTGCCGGTTTACGACATAGGCCACGCCGCCGACCGCAGCAAAGGCGGCGCCGACAGTGCCGAGGCCGCGGGCCAGGCCCACAAAACCTTCGCCGAGGCCGCCGACCAGCCCGGCCATCGGTTGCAGGCTGCCCTTGCTCAGGCCGGCGATGGCACGCTGGAAGCGCTCGATGTTGTTCTGCATCGAGCTGGAGCCGAGCCTGGAGAACTCGTCGCCCAGCCCTTTGCCGCCCTTGCCGCCGCCGAGCTTCTCCATCTCGGAGCGCAGCTTGGCGAGGCCGGTCGACGCGTTGTCGGTTAGGCTGACTATGAGCCTTAGTTCTTCCTGCTCAGCCATCGTCCTCGATCTCGCGGCTGCGTTTCTGCTCGCGCGCCATTGTTTCCAGCAGCTGCGCCAGGCGCGTGATATGCCGCTCGATCTCGCTCAGCGGCATGGCGAGAAAAACTTCCGGGTTTTGCTTGAAGCGATCGGCCAGGCGATAGGCGTCGAGCACCAGATCGTCAGAGCCATCCATCTGCGCTTGGGTGAAAGAATAACTTTAAGCGATAGGCGCAGCTCTGCCAGTCGCGTGGGTCCATCCTCTCAAGAAACGGAAGGTTGATGCCGCTGAGCGCCGCCATCAGCATGCCCATCCGCTTGTCGTCGATGTCAAACATGCCGTCGGCGTTCATGCGCACGGGCGAGCCGTATCTGTTGACGTCGCCACCGCTCGGCTCGCGGAACGTGACCTCGGAGATCTCCTCGTTTTTGTTGTTGCGGATCTTGCGGTGCATCAGCTTGATCTTCATCGGCCAGTTGGTGACGAAGAGCTGATCGTCGGCCGGCGGATCGGCGGTGCCCGGCAGTGCGGCAGTGACGGGCCCTGGTTCGATGTCCTCGATGAAGCCCTCGCGGGTCTGCGGCTTGGTCATCTCAGATACTCAGCTCCTCGCACCACAGGCCTTCCCAGCGGACCTTCACCTGGCCGTCGCGGGTGTTGTTCTCCAGCGCGGCCTTGCACGTCGCGCCGACCAGCGAATACATCTTGCCGGACGCGGTCTGTGCCGTGACCGTGACGTCGGTCTGGTTGTCGAGATCCTCCAGGTTGATCTCGGGCAGCGTGGAAATGTCGCCCTCGATGTACGGCACCCGCGGCAATTCCTGGTAGCCGTGCACGCCGTCCTGGCCGGCGATCATGGTGCGCTCGACCGGCGAGGCCGAGACCGTGAAGTTGCCCCGCAGGGCGAGCTGGTTGCCGTCCACCATCAGGAAGGCAGTGCCGGCGAAACGCTGAGCCATCGTCGTCTCCTTTCAGGAAATAAAAAACCCGGCGGCTGCCGGGCGTGCAGATCGGTGTGGTGTTGCCGCGGATCAGGCGGCGCCGC